AACTTAGTCGGCATTATTCAACCTCGATTTTATGATCCTGGAAACATTCGCGACAGTGACCATCACTGGTCAAACCAATATTTCCACACTTCAAACATTCCACATCATCATACCTAAATTCTTTACGATACATGAACACCACAGGGGGGGACACGGTATAAACCACTTAGCTAGATAGAGCTCTAGCTTGTTTTATGTATATATTACTAGGTACGGAGTCTTATTATTCTTCTTCTTCTTCTTCTTCTTCTTCTTGAGTTTATATACAAAACATGATCTAAACGATTTTTAGAGTCATTACTCCAGGTGTTTTGATGCCGAGGAAAAGCTAGGGAGCCTTATCACCCCCCGATTTATGGATTTTTGGTGCTTCTAGGTGTGTTACTTTTGCAGACCCATGCCAAGGATCTGGGTTTCCTTGGCTTTGCCCTGCGTTTTGGCCGCTTCAGTGATGGCGGGCAACAGTTTGGACCCCAACGCCTGAATATACCAGGGTTGTGAGGATAATTCCTGAGTAAGACTATGCAAAATAGACAAACCCGCGCCTTCTTCCGAGTTTTTCAATTCTTTCGCGGCGTTGCCCATTGCTCCAGCCCAAAACTTTTGCAAGTTCTCGCGCGCCTGTGGCAGCATAAATTCCTCAAAATCAATTAACATCTGTTCCCTGATTTTTTTAGTGATCACATCCAGGGATGATAGTAAGGTTTCGTCAGATTCAGAATCCATTAACCAGGCTTCAATATTTTTTCTGGTACGAATAGGAATCCACCAGGTGTAAATTACTAGGTATAATCCAAAACTAAGAAACCAAACCAGGAAAAACATTTGATCTGTCATTTTTTAATCCCGAGCACTTTATCTAATCCAGTTACCGTTAAGATTGAAGCAATTAAAATATCTAAAGATCCCGTGGTTTCCTGGGTGTGGCCTGTTTCTATTAGATCCCCAACATCACCCGATAAATTTTTAACAAAGTCAATAGCATATTCACCCGTTACAAACCAGGATCCTAACATTACACCTCTAGGGAGGTTTAATTCTACAGTTGGTATTGTTTCCGCACCGACAAAAATATAAGATAATTTATTTACAGTTCCATTTACCCTGGCTAAAAGAATCCATCCAAGCGCTACAATATAATCTGAATAGCCAGTTAAGAAATTTGTTAATGCTATCCATTCTATGGAGTCAGTTATGTCTCCTTTCTTATTCTTTTTTCTGAACCAGGCAAATAATGGAATAAACACAAGAGGCCATAAAACTTTAAACTGATCTATAACGTTTTTAACTTCTTCTATTTCTTCCTCAGTTGGGATGTGGATCTTATCAAACGGTCCACCACCTCCTCCAGGTGTTTCTACTTCTATTACCATTAGACCCGATACCCCGTTAAGATACACGATATTGCCCCATTATTCGCGCTCTCTGTCGCCTGGATCTTAACGCTTGAATTGGGCGGCACTATGAATTCATACATTTTGGGTTGCAAACCAATATTATTAATCAGGACAACAAATTTTTCAACGAATAAAGCGGTACCATCCACATTGATTGAATAGCTTATAATTTCACCAGCAGAAATAGAACTCCAGTCCACTCCTAAAGTTACCCTGGTTAAGTAAAATGCTGACGGGTTCGTATAATCCAATAAGGTGACAGCGGAAGAGGTGAGACCATAACTTCCACTCCACCCGTAGATCTTCCCATCCTTTGCCCTGGAGACTGATTTAGATGCGGCCAGGCTCATTCATAGATTCTGCCTGTTACAGTTGATCCGACAGTACGGGGATCAGTATCACTTATATTTTCACCAGTGATTAAAACATTTGTTAAGGGTGGAATTACCAATTCTAAATAATCCCAATCATTACCATGGGTATTTACTGTAGTTGATCCACCAATCTGTAGAGTACTTATTAGAGAACCATTCAAAGAGATTTTAAACATAACATCATCTCCCTGAGCCTCATTAGAATAAAAGAACTGTATTTTGATTAGACTTGTCCATTTTCCAGTCACAAACGAAAGAAGATCCGTAGTGTCATCAGTAATAAACAGTTCTCCACTATATGCATAGAGATAGGCTCCACTAACCGAAAGACCTTTACTTGGTCCTAAAAAGGTCGTTGCTTGCTTTTTAGCCATTCATTAGATCTATTCGAAGTAAAGCGTTACAGATCCACCGCTAGCGGTTGCAGAACCGCCAGAACTGAATTGTACTGCCACCTGGAGATCAATGTTGTTTACTCCAGCTAAAGGGAATGCAACAGGAATAGAATTGTAACCGTCAAAAGCTCCAGCGTCTGCTGTATCTCCCGCGGCACCCCATATGGTGAAATTCTGTTCGGACATATTAGATCCGAGAAGTCGGCAAGCGATTTGGGCGCCTTTTGCATTGAATACATCAAAGGCACAATCGACCCTGCTGATCCTGGTTGATCCCTGGGGAACCTGGATATTACCCAGGTTGCTACTGTTCATGTTGTCAGTCAAAGAAAAATATTCTTTGTCCGTGGGCGTGGCGTCAAATGTTCTTGTTATAGTTGTTACCATTTTTATTTACCTCTATAGTGTAAAGTAGAGAGATTTTCCCCCTAGCTTTAGTCGTGGAAATTGCTTGCGTGCCACAGCTCCTAATAGAGCGGTGGTTCCAGCAACCACTAATGTCTTTCTCCCTGCGTCAGAACTGATCATACTGATCGCGTTTCCTGCCAGGGTATTGAATGCGGTTCCTAATTGACCGTCTGTTATGTCCTTGATGACTCCTTCTGTTGTAACTGCAACTGGAAATCCGTTCATCCCTGTCATAGTTGTTTTGCCTGCGTTCAAGTATGCCGCGATCGCGAGGCCGCTCGCCATTCCCGTAATACTTGGATGTGGGGTTCCTTTCATATATTTACTCCTTTTTGGATTATTTTTTGGCTTGGTGTATGCCCGACGTGCTGTTTTCCTCACTTGTCCTTTTCGCGTTGAACGAGTACGAGCTTTCGAGGCTTTGTAGGACTTTTCGGAAATTAATTTGCCGTCGCGGAAATACATTCGACGGCCATTGGCTCCTTTCCTTGTGTACAGTCCGACAGGCACTCCCATTAATTTATGGGGAGGTATTTAACTTAGGTCAGTGGTTACACGAAATAACGGCTACAGTGGAGGTTATGATCATCCCTACAAACCCAACCGATACGTTTTTCATCTAAATACAAAGGCATCATTTTAGATTTGCATTCTTTACAACGGATCGTTATGTCCTGGAGGATCTCTTCCCTGGCTTTCTCTTGATAATTATTCATCTGCGCCTCGATATCTCATCTAGCATTCGGCAGTGATCACAGTCATAGAACTTTCCACAATGACATTTAGATCTGGAAGCTTCCCAATCAGTAACAATAATCACGAAAAACTCATTCCAGGATAACGGCCGTCGATATGGTTCCTTGTCTGGGGATCTAAGACTCTGGGGTGAAGCCTGATCATGGATGAACTCCTTGTAGCTTTCAAGCTTGGTCATAACTTCTGGATGAAGCTTGATCATCTTCCGCTTAAACTTAGTCGGCATTATTCAACCTCGATTTTATGATCCTGGAAACATTCGCGACAGTGACCATCACTGGTCAAACCAATATTTCCACACTTCAAACATTCCACATCATCATACCTAAATTCTTTACGATACATGAACACCACAG